ATAGTTTGTCTCCTGCCCGGATGGAGCGATTCCAAGGGCGCTCAGATGGAGGCCAGCATCGGCTCCCGTCTTGGGATTGCCTGTGTCCCCTTCAAGCGGATATTGTCCGAGAATCTGTAAGAGGTAGAGAAATGAAAGAATATCAGGTTGAAGTGACACAGGTAGTCAAGGTCAAGATTGACGAAACCAAATTCACCGAAGACTTCATGGCCGAGTTCCGAGCCGGGATGTACCCCTTTGAAGACGTCGAAGACCACATCAAGCACCTCGCCCAGCTTGGAGCCAGGGAGCAGATCGGCAGCTTTGAACCGTTTGTCGAAGGGTACGGGCCGATTGCCGGTATGGGCATTGAGGTCGAGATCGTGAGCCAGGTCGAAGACATCATTGAATAGGGGATCATCATGCACGACATCGAAAAGAAATTGCGCGAACGGTTCGAATCCAGTCCGACATGGCCGGTATCCAGGCATGAGATGCAGACCCTATTAACCATATTGGATATGACCAGGGAGTCCCTCCGCGAACTCTACGATGCCATGGCCGACGGCGACCCGGCGTGGATCAAGTCCGATCCCCGCGCGGCAAAAGCACTACTCAGCATAAGGATATATTCGTGAACCCATGTTTTGAAACAGCAAATGGCGCACTGTACTGCGGCAAACTAGAAGAAGTGTTGCCGCAACTCGCCGTAAAGAACGAAGAGAATTGGGCTGATCTGGTTTTATCAGACCCGCCTTACGGCACCACCGCTTGCCGTTGGGACTCTATCATCGACATCCCCACAATGTTTGAGCTGGCATGGCAAGCCGTGCGCAATTATGCCCCTGTGGTTTTGACAGCAAGCCAGCCGTTTACTTCGATACTTGGTGCGAGCTGCCCAAAATATTTGAAATACGCTTGGGTGTGGGAGAAAAACCGCTCAACTGGACATGTTCACGCAAAAAACAAGCCCATGAAAAAGCACGAAGACATCCTTGTTTTCTCGCAGGGTAATACCCTCCATGCGGGGCAATCTGACCGCCGTATGCCTTACTACCCTCAAGGGCTGACAGAAATGCCGAAGGGCACAAAAAGGCGCACCGTACATGATGCGGGAGATAACGCGGTTATGGGTAAGCGTAAGTCGCACAAGCTCACTGATTACACTCATACCGGATATCCGACCTCTATTCTCAAGTTCGGCATCGAAATGAACGCGGAGAGATTCCACCCGGCACAAAAGCCCATCGGACTCTTTGTTTACCTCATTTCCACCTACAGCCAGCCGGGACAAATCGTTCTTGATTTTTGTGCCGGGAGTGGGACCACGGCCATTGCGGCCGAACTCACGGGCCGCAAATGGGTATGTGTCGAGAAGGAGGAAGAGTTTTGCGAGGTAATAGCAAAGCGCCTTACACAGCTCATTCAGAAAGGGCTTTTGGTCGCTTAACCACTTACATGAGATTCCAGGTCACCCGTTAGGAATTTCCGAATAACTGCGAGTTCGATGGTGTCGCTCCTTTTTTTTAACCGAAACACGAAAGATACAACCTTCCCTAGTAACTTGCCTTTGGATGCTCTAACGGTGGCGAGTGATGGGGAATAAAGGGGTCACGAAATGAAGGGTTGTCGCCCTCTGAGCAAAAAGGAATGGTCGCTGGTCTTCCATTCTGTGCGCGGGCCGAACCGGTTGCGGACCAAGGCTTTGTTGATCCTGGGCCGCAAGACCGGATTTCGCGTGTCGGAACTCTTGAGCCTGCGTATCCGCGACCTGATACACGACGGGCAGGTCCGGCAGACCGTGACCGTCGAGCGGCAGAGCATGAAGGGCGGCAAGGCGGGCAAGGCGGACGGGCGGACCGTGCCCATTCACCCCGAAGCCGCGCCCCATGTGCTCGCGCAGTTCGAGGACTTGAAGGGGCGCGGGTACTGGCGTCCCGACGACTTCTTTTTTCAGAGCCGGGCCAAGGACAACCACCCGATAGACCGGGTTCAAGCCTGGCGCGACTGCGTGGCCCCGGTGCGGCTGCGCCGGATTGAAGGGCAGGTCGGGACGCATGGACTCATGCGCAAGACCTTTGCCAAAGAGAAGTTGGATTACCTGACGGAGATTTGGACGCCGGGCAAAGAGGTGCCTTTCCATGTCCTGCAACGCTGTACCGGGCACAAGACGCAAGAGGCGCTAATGGCCTATGTCCAGTTTGCCGACGAGGACGTCCAGGACGCTTTTATGAACTCCTGATTTCCCGGAGGCGAAAGGGAAAACAGCGATGAAAAACAGAGGCAGGAATACCCCTGAAAAAGGGGAAACGGCTTTTTACACGATCAAGGAAACGGCGGACATCCTTCGCGTGCATCCGTCCACGGTGGAACGCATGATCCGCGACCGGCGGGTTTCGAGTTGCCGCCCGGTCCACAAACGGCTGATACCGAAGAGCGAGATTCACGGCCTGATAAACGGGAACTGGACACCGGCCACGCCGCCGGAGTGAGTTGACAAAGGTGGGCGCAATGGTGCAGAGGGAAATACAGGGACTCTCAATCCCTTTTATCGTAGGCGGCCCACGCCCGTTAGATCGTGGTTTTTTTGTGCCCAACGAGCAAATAGCCTTATTTGCCGGGAGTGGGTGGGGTTCACTCAAGCCCCTTTGGTGAATACAATACTCGGCGGCCAAGTGCGGCCTTAATAGAAGGGCACAACCAGCCCCCGGAAGCCAGGAATAGCACCGCCGCCCTACGACGGTTGAGAACTCCCGGCATCCTTTCATGTAGAAAGGGTGCAACTCAAAATCGTAGGAGGTCGTATGACCAAATCTCTTTCCTTCCATGGCGTTCAGTTGGATGTTGTCGAGCGTAATGGCATCCCTTGGCTTAATGGTCCCCAGATTGCGGAAGCTTTGGGCATGGCAAAGCGTTGCCAAGTAGCTGATATTTACGCCCGGCATAAAGACGAGTTCTCAGCCGAAATGACCTTCACCCTCAAAATGCGGGTGTCGAAAAATCTTATCACTACGGTCCGCGTTTTTTCTCCTCGCGGGTGCCATTTGATTGGGATGCTCGCCAGGACAGAACGGGCCAAAGAGTTCCGCAAGTGGGTGCTTGACGTGCTGGATTGTGGCGCGTCGGTCCCGGTCGTCCGGCAGCCCGCAAACTCCGTTGCCCTGGACTATGTAGTCAAGGCGAAAAAGGCGCTTTTGACCGGTGTGGGCACAGCCCAAACACCGCTTGAGCGGGAGCAGGCTTTCAAGGCCTATGCGGCCACGTCCGAGGCCGTGGATACCATCCTCGCCAACAGGTAATCAAACATAGCCCCGCTTCGGCGGGGCTTGTGTTTTGCTTCGGTTATCCGGTATAGCGACCAAAAAGGAGGGCCGCTATGCGGAAAATTGTGTTTCTGCTCATGCTTGTTGTCACCCTGTGTTGTGCCGTCCCCGTCCTGGCTGGTGGCGTGTCCATTTCCGCGACAGATATTGAGCCTTTGCTTGTACGAGAAGATTTTAATTATGTTTACTCGAATAAACTACCCGTAACTAAATCTTCAGTTTCCTACTTGGCTCAATATCAAATCGTATACGTGACTATAGAAAACGGCATGAGTAAGCCGGTTAACGTCAACCCCGGCTATTTCACCCTGGCGTCGTCGGCCAGGAAGTCTTACAGCTTCAGTTCCGAGATGTTCGGTTTGAAAAGAAAGCTACCATGGATGAAATTGCATGCCCTCAAGGCGACAAAGGTGTTGCCGGGGACATCCCTGGAGGGCTTTTTGATGTTCGACAAGGGAGAAAAAGACGAATGGCCGGTATCGCTCTATTTCGAGAGCCCGGAAACGAGCGGAAGTATCCCGGTCAAGCTTGATTCCAAGGCAAAATACAAGAAATAGCTCTATCAACACCATCAAAACTTTATGAAAGCCCGTCGTAATCGACGGGCTTTTTTTGTGCTCATTCGGGCGAGAAAAAAACGCCCTGATTATCGCCGCCGTGAACGGATGCATGCGCGGTGTGGGCTGAATGTATGCCTAGCGTCCGTGGCTCGCGTGCGCGTTCCGTTGATATGATTTTGACCGTGATGAAACGCATCAAGCAAAAGTTACAGCATTCGTGCAACGGCCTTCATGTGTATTGCCGCCTCCGGGGGGCGGGTCTGTCCGAGAGGACGGCCCGCCTTCTTTCTTCGTGGTGGGAACACGCCGTCGGCTGGATCATCTATGCCTAACAAGGGAGCAGAGACATGGACAACGTTATTGCCCTGTTGACCGAACATTGGTGGATGGCTGTCTGTCTGGCCGTCGCCCTGTTCTCCATCGTGGCGCAGATCACCCCGAACAAGGTGGACAACCGTATCTTGTTCTACCTGCTCAAGGTGGTCGACTTCATCGCCCTGAACTTCCGCAAACCGACGATCCTGACCAAGTCCGAGGACGGCACGGTCGCCGTCGATTTCGACAAGTACAAGAGCGGGTTTATCCGCCCGCCGCTCATCGCCGGGTTTGTTCTCCTGGCTCTCCTGGTCATGGCCTGTACCGGGTGCGTCAAGAACGTTGCCCCGGCCCTGGAAAATCTCAGCCCCGTCGACAAGGCCATCGTTGTGACCGACGAGGTCACGAATGCCTATGAGGCTGTACGGGCCGAGTATGTCGACCTGGTCGGCACGCTCGGCCACGACAAGGCCGAGTGGATCAAAACCAACGTGGCCCCCGCCCTCGACGAGGGGCGTGACGCCCTGGTCATGGTGCGCGAGAGCGTTGCCATTTGGAAGGCCACGCAGGTCAAGCCGGATGAATACGACGGCCAGTTGGTGCGCGTTCGCGCTCTCATCGCCGACGCCTGGGCCAAGATTGCACAACTGACCGGGAAGGAGGAATAGCCATGGTCGCTACCGAAATCATCGCCTTTATCTCTGCGGCCATCAAGGTCGGCTACACGTTCGCCGAAATCGTCGAACGGCTGTCCGCCGACGGATACGAGGTCCCGACCCTGGAAGAGTACGAGGCCCGCACCGAGGAAGTGCGCAACCTTCCCGACCTGGCCGAAGGCAAATAGATGGCCCTGCAAATAGACACGCGGATCAACGTGGCGACCGTCGGCTCGATACTGACGGTCGCCATCGCCCTCGGCCTGTACGTCGGGAGGATGGAAGCGTCGTATGCCGTCCGCATGGACGCAGCCGAGGCCGCAATCTGCGAGATCAAACAGGAGCAACAGAGAGGCCGCGAGAACGCCATCAAAATCAATGTGGTTATGGAGCGCGTCGACGGCATCTATCGCCTGATGAAAGAGTTTAAAGACGAGTACAGGCGAGGCGACAGGCCATGAGAATCAACGTCAAAAGCAACATCGGGCGAGTGCTCGGGCCGTTCGTGCTCGGCTTGTCGCGCAAGCAATTGCCATATGCCACGGCCTCGGCCATCAACTCGACGTGCTTTGATATCCGCGACCACACGGTCAAGCGCACCTACCCCAAGGCGTTCAAGGTAAGAAACAGGAATTTCGCCCGCGCATCCTTCCGCGTGGGCAAGGCCAGCAAGCGCAAGCTGGAAGGCCGCGTCTATGACCGCCTTGCACGCGAATGGCTCGAACGTCAGGCGCAGGGCGGAACCAAGACGCCCGAGGGCAGCAACCTCGCCATACCTACCAGGAACATGAAGCGCACGGCCTCGGGCCGGATAGGCAAGGCCAAGCGTCCGCGCAACCTTCGTAACGCATTCATGGCCGACCTGCATGGGCGCGGCAAGGCCGTCTATCAGCGGTACGGACGAAAGGGCAAGCATATCCGTCTTGCCTACGTCCTCAAGCCGAAAGCCCGCGTCGAGCAACGCTTCGACTTCTATGAAGACGCTCGCCGCGTCGTCGACAAAACCTTTGCGGCCCACTTTGCCAAGGCGTTCGCCTTCGCCGTCAGGACCGGCAGGAGATAACAATTATCAATTAAAAAAGGTACTTCCAGGGGGCGAGAGCCGAGGGTAACGCGCCACCTCGGGCCGTGGCTAGGCCTGGGAAATTTTTAAGGGGTGAACGGTGAACACAAATTGGGTGAAGCGATGGCGAAATGGTTAAGCCAGCGAGCTTGCGCAAAAGAGTTGGGGTGTTCACCGGCTTACGTCCAAAAACTGATTAAAAAAAAGGGGTTAAGGACCAACTCGAAAAAGCAGGTTGAACTTGGTGCAGCGCGGTCGTTGATGGGAGGCGGAGGGGGTGAACACCCCCGTTCACAGACCGTTAACCAGACCGGCGAAACCGAAACCGACAGCCTCACCATTGAGCGGACACGCCTGGCCGAGGTCAACCGGAAGCTGAAAGAGGTGGAACTTGCGGAGAAGCGCAGAGAATTGGTCAGAGCGGAAGACGTCAAGTTGGCGTGGGCAAATGTGCTTTCGATTTTTCGGTCCCGCATGGCCGTATTGCCCGACAAAGTGGCGAACAAAGTGGCGAACATGACCGACCCTAAAGAATGCAAGCGGCTTGTGGCCGCATACGTCCGGGAGGCTTTGGACGAGTTGAGTTCACATGACGCAGGAAATTTATGTCGAAAACCTACAGGAGGTGACGAGTAGCGCACTAGCAATGGTCGCACTTCCGCCGGAACTAAGCTTGAACGAGTGGGCAGAGGAATACGCCTATTTGTCGGCTGAAAACTCGGCGGAGCCTGGGAAGTGGCACACGATTTCATATCAGCGGGGGATGCTCGACGCCATCACCGACGAGGACGTCGAGCAGGCGACTTACATGAAGTCGGCCCGCGTTGGCTACACCAAGATAATCGACCATGCCATCGGCTATTTTATCCACCACGATCCATCGCCGATCCTGTGTGTTCAGCCGACGCTAAACGACGCCCGCGACTACTCGAAGACAGAAATTGCACCAATGATACGGGACACTCCGGCTCTCCGGGGGCTGGTCAGTGATCCCAAGGCGAAGGACTCCGACAACACGATCCTTCAAAAGCAGTACCCCGGCGGCTCTTTGACATTGGTGGGCGCGAACAGCCCCACAGGTTTCCGAAGACTGACCAAGCGTGTTGCCCTGTTCGATGAGATCGACGGCTACCCGGTGGGCGGTGCCGGTTCTGAAGGCGACCAAATCAAGTTGGGCGTCAAACGGACCGAAACATACTCAAACCGGAAAATTGTTGTTGGCTCGACTCCGACGATCAAGGGGTTCAGCCGGATCGAACGCGAGTTCGAGCGGTCTGACAAGCGGTACTACTTCGTTCCGTGCCCGCATTGCGGCCACAAGCATCGGCTCACCTGGGCCAATTTCTCATGGGACAAGACCTATGACGAGAACGGCCAGGTCCTCGAACACCATCCAGAGACGGCGCATTTCATTTGCCCGAACTGCGGATCGGTAATCGAGGAAAAGCACAAGCTGGAAATGCTCGAAGGTGGAGAGTGGAGAGCGACAAGACCGTTCAAGGGACATGCCGGGTTTCACATTTGGGCAGCTTATTCCGTGTTCGCAAATGCGGCCTGGGGGAAACTCGCTGCCGAGTTTCTGGACGTCAAGAACGATCCAGACACCCTACAGGTGTTCGTTAATACGGTCCTCGGAGAGACGTGGGAGGAACAGGGCGAAAGCGCGAAATCCGACGACCTGCTTGACCGGCGCGAGGACTACGGCCCGGAAGTGCCGTTCGAGGCCGGGTTGTTAACCGCAGGCGTCGACGTTCAGGACGACCGGCTCGAAATGGAGGTCGTTGCCTGGGGCGACGAAGGGGAAAGCTGGTCGATGGGCTACGAGATCGTTTACGGCGACCCATCCAGGCAAGCCGTATGGGAGGAACTCGACGAGAAGTTGCTCAACGTCTACCGGCACGCATCGGGTAGGGCCATGCGGATCAAGGCGACATGCGTGGACTCGGGCGGGCACTTCACTGACGAGACATACAATTTTTGTAAACGCCGATACCGCCGCAACGTGTGGGCCGTGAAGGGCGCGAGTACATACGGAAACCCCATCGCCAACCCGATGGACAAGAAAAGGAGCCTGCGCGGAAAGCCGGTCATGTTGGGAGTCGACACGGCCAAGGACACCATACACGCGCGGTTGAAGGTTGCCGATCCTGGGCCTGGATTCTGCCACTTCCCGGAGGAGTACGACGA